GATGATATCATCTCGCTTTGGCATTTGGTCAGACAACTTGACGAATGACATCAAGTCCATTGATGCCCTCTCACCGAGAGTACCAATGAGATTACTCATTAACGAGTTATCTGTCATCTTGTCACGTTGTTTCAACACACCACTTGCTTTCTCCAAGCTACGAGGTGTAACAAACTTATCACGCCCAACTGCTTGTGGATGAAAGATGTATGGGTTGTCATCGGGTCGCTTGACATCACGGAAGTCATCAAAGATTTGGGTAAACTCTTTGGCAAAGCCAAGTACATTAGCATCAAGACCTTTGTTGATACCATAGAGCAACCACTCTTCAGATGTAGGCTTTCGCATCTCGACCATGTTAAGTCTGTCACATTGGTGTGACTCGAACATGTCACCCACACCCTCGTCCGTCAGATTTGTAGTAGCGAACAATAACGAGTCAGGATGCAGTTCGTACTTACCAATCTTTCGTTCCAACATGAAACGTGTAAGACCTTTCTTGACGGCAGGGTTAGCCTTGCCTAACTCGTCAAGGTCGATAACGACTGGCTTGTCCTTGTGAAGACCCAACATCTCGTTGATGGCAAAGGACACAAAGTCCACACCCTCAAGATGATTAATCTTGGGTATCATGATGTCACCCAAGTCAGCAGTGGTACAGTCAAAGTAGAATGTAGGATACCCAGTCTTCTTACCCAACATCTCCAGTAGTGTTGACTTGCCAATACCCATGTGACCTTGCACCAGTACGGTACTCATGTTCAACATGATAGTGTTACAGATTTCATCGTGGTTTTGAGCGTATGCTCTAGTTGCTTGTATACTCATTTGGTTTTCTCCTTTTCATGAGTTGTGTTAGTGAATCACTAACGGGTTATAATGTAATAGATGGTAATGATTTGATGACCTCGTCAACAGATTGCTTTGTCTGTGAACGTAGGTAATCGTCTTCACGCAAGGCATCAGGTGTGACACCACGCAAGGCATCGTCAAGTACGACACGTGCCTGCTCCATCTTTGGGTCATCTGTTACGTTGCATGTTTTAAGAAGTCCAATCATGTTCTCGACATTTGATACGAGAGTATCACGAAAGGTCTTCTTGTCATCCTTGCCTTGATAGTCAAGACGTTCGGACATCTTCGATAGGCTGTCGTGTAAACGTGTCCACACGTCACCCATTGCGTTTTGCAGCTGTTTGGAATAGTAATCTTCATACTGTTCTTTCATAGCTTGAGATTGCTCGTTGCCGATGTCAATACGAAAGTCGCCTGCATCGGGTAATGGTGCATAGCTGAAGTTGAAAGCAAACTTACTTCGCATTTGGTCGAGTGTCGGATAGTCGGAACTGTTGAACAAGTTGCCAAGACTAGCACTTACCTGTGACACCTTCCATTCGTAACTCTGTAGAAACACGTCAACAAGTGATGCGAAACTAGTCTGCCGTTCGGTCATCACTTTGTGATAGTTGAAGTAGTTAGCAGTTGTAACTAATCGCAATCCCATATTCGACCATGGCATGGTCATGGCATAGTGATAATGATTACGTGTTTCACCAACGTGCTTGTTGATAGCATCAAGTTCGTCACAGTTGCCGAGCAGTTTCTTGTGGACATTAGCCACACCCTTGTCAGCATTGTTACTCACAGTAACTTCGGTTGATGCTTTCTTGTCAAGCCTGCGACCAGTCCATTTGGATATCTGCAAATCGACTAGCATTGCACTTGATGCAAGTGATGGTACTTTTTCTGTTAGTGAATCACTAACAATTTTAGTTTCTTGGGTCATTTTGATTTCTCCTCTTTTTTGGTTGACCATATAGTTTACGATAGATGAAAGCCATATTCTTGGCTCTCTGTAGTTTGTCCTTGTGGACATAATCCATTAGTGATTCACTAATGGTAACTCGTTTTGTCATAATGTTTACCTCCGTAGTTGTTGTCTTTTTTGATTATGATTGCATTATATCACAAATATCGTACGGTGTCAAGTTTTTAACAATCGTGATTTATCTTGTGTTATGAGATTAATAACTGTCTATGTGTGGTAGAATGTGTAATGTACTGTAATGTGCTACAATGTTCCATAGTGTTACCTTGTAAGTATTTGATAATATTGGAATGTTCCAATGTTGCCGAAAAAACGTAAATTGGACTACGCTCAGAAGGGTCTCTCGAACGAGGAACATTTTAAAATTACGTTAGTGAATCACTAACAAGACGGAGTACTATTTCTGAAAAAGGGAACATTATAAATATATATATAAAACTACACTAAACTGCAAAAGCTGATAGGAAGAAAACACATTGCTACTTACAGAACTAAACAAAACTACACCAAACTAAAATGTTCCACACCTATGGAACATTATGGAACATTACTGGAACATTATGGAACATTACACATCACACCTTAACTAGTTAAGTTAGTGATTCACTAACTCGTTATGCTCTATGCTACTCAAGACACTGGTTTCGGTTCTTCCGAAACAGACTCGGTGCTACCACAGTCTAAAAGTTAGTGATTCACTAACTCAAAAATACCCAACCATCAGCAACTCTGGGAACCTTTTTTAGCCTTGGACTCTATGCTAACCCTAACACTGGTATCATAGGAAGCACAAAGCGTTAGCCCTGTGCTCCCTGACTTGTTATCTTCTGCTAAAAGATACGGTTGCCATGATGATAAACAATCCGCTGAATACTATCATCAATCCAGATATTGTAAGTATCCAATCATATGTAGTCATATCATCTATGATAGTCGTTCTGGCTAACTCGATGAAGTTAAGGCCAGTAAGTATGTAGGCAAAGCCTCCAACCATAGCGACCCATATGGATAGCGGTCTCATGACTTTCTCCAATACAACTTCTTAGCTATCAAAGCAGCCTGTGCTCTAGTAGGTCTAAAACCGTGTCTGTTATAGATGTCTTTACAGATAGACACTAGCTCTTGTCTTTCTTTCATATTTAACTGTAAAGTTAAAGTACGGATCATTGTCTGATCTTCCATATACTTTCTATTTGCATCTGTGATCCTTTTATCTTCAAATACTTTCTCCAAGTCAGCATCATAAGATATCTTCTGGAAGTTAGTAGATTTTGGCATAATAGCCTCCTTATAGTTAAGTTAAAGTTTAGATGAAAGGGCCAGGATAACCTGGCCCAATCAGTGTGGTTATTTGTTAAGGTCTTCTTTCTTAACAAACTTGTAGTGAGAGTTTAAAGAAGCTTGATACTTCTTAAGACTAACAATGACCTCTGGGAGATCGATATTGATGCTATCTGGCATATCTTCCCAGTTAGTCAAGTGACGAATAAGGTCGGTTATTGAACCGAATACCTTAGACTGAGAAGTGCTCTCAGTCCTGTTGCCAGTCTGACCGGAGGCACGACCGACCCTATTTTTAAGGTCGCCAATCATGGCTCCAGTTTCTCTAATCCAATGTGACTTATTGGATGTAGTCTTAGCCAAGTAAGGCGGAACCGAATTTTCGGTCTTCCTTAAATCCTTGGCACTCATGGCTAACATCTCCTGAGCCGCACTTGGATAACTAGAGAAGTAAAGACCTCTGAGATATTCCCACCAGTCTTTGGTTGCAAGACTACCAGCTGACTTAGGGCTGATAAAGTAGTTCATGTCTTGCATACCAAGATTATGGTAGACATGGGTGAAGAGTTCTTGCTTAAACCTAGAACTCTTTGATGTGGTCGAACCGACCTGAGAAACAAGCTTTGGAAGCTTGCGATCTGCCATAGCGGCAGCAATGATTGATTTACTCATGAAAAATCTCCTTTTGTAAATCGGTTAACACAACCTCAACGATTTCTCGTGGTTGATGATTATATATAAGCATAAAATGTAACAATTTACAAGGTATAGTTACAAACTATATCAAATAATAGTAAATAATTACTAATAATATCAGATAATAGGTAAAAACTGGCATCAAATGGGTACCCGCCCCCCATGCCGCCACGCTATATATAGGTACCATGCTCTACTTAGTAATATCATTTCAGACGAACAATCTGTAAAATCTTGAAATATAGAAACACCCCCCTTTGGAGTCCCAAACCCCCTTGCAAAAAAATTTTTTTAATGTATATACTGATTAACGGTAACTAAACCTGCGATATGTATGGCAATAATGGTAGAACCTGAAGTTGGTGTTAAGAAACCACCAGACCTAAAAGCGGTGGACTTGAAGACTCGCACAAAAGCTGCTGCAAATACTGCAAAAGAGCTTGAAGATGAGGGTCTTGACCTAGAACCAACGGCTGAAGATAAGGATGTAGCAGCTAAATTATCTACATCATATGCTGAAAACCCTGAAGAAACTTCTAAAAAGGTAACAAATGACAGGGCAGCCACACTTACCCCCGCCTCTTTGATACTTACAAACAGCATTTTAGATGAGTTTGGGCAGTCAGTAGTTAAAAGTGCAGTACATATTAGACATACAGTTACCAATAAACTGATTTTAGAGACAGAAAATCCAGATGCAAAGATTCGTATACGTGCTCTGGAGCTTCTTGGTAAGATTTCTGACGTAGGATTGTTCTCTGAGAAGTCAGAAGTGACCATAACACACCAGTCTACTGATGATTTAAAGGCAAAACTACGTAAAAAACTGGAAAAACTGGCTGAACCTGAAGATAAAATAGAAGATGCAGTCGTTATTGAGGGTGAATCGTTCAATGTTAACGATGAATTGGGCATAAAAGATGACTGAAGCAGCTTTAGACTTCTCTGAGGATGAAATTTCCCTCATGTTGGCTAATTTAGACCAATATACACCTGAAGAAGTGACAGAAATTGATAGATTAGTCGATGAATTGACTAATAGACGGTATAAAACCAAGGTTGTAGACGATTTGATAGCTTTTTGTAAGCATATGCAACCTGATTATAAAGTTGGAAAGCATCATAGGATGCTGGCTAACCTGTTAATGGACATCGAGCAGGGCAAAAAAGACAGAATTTGCGTCAACATCCCCCCTCGACATGGCAAATCCCAGCTGGTGTCCATTATGTTTCCTGCGTGGTTTCTTGGTAGAAACCCTAATAAAAAGGTGATGATGGTGTCACATACAACCGATTTAGCGGTAGATTTTGGCAGAAAGGTACGTAATTTAATTGCATCTGATGACTATAAGAAGATATTTCCCAACGTGGAACTTGCTGTTGACTCTAAATCGGCAGGACGTTGGAACACGAACTATGGCGGTGAGTATTATGCTTGCGGTATTGGTTCTGCTCTTGCTGGTCGTGGTGCTGATTTGCTTCTGGTTGATGACCCGCATTCGGAACAGGATGTCATCAACGGTAATTTTGGTGTGTTTGAGAAAGCGTATGAGTGGTTTACTTTTGGTGCTCGAACACGTTTAATGCCTGGAGGTCGTGTAGCAATTATACAGACACGATGGCATATGGATGATCTCACTGGTCGTGTTACAAATGACATGGTAAATAATAATATGGCCGACCAGTACGAGGTTGTAGAATTTCCTGCTATATTGGATGTTGTGGATAAGAAAACAAACGAGTCTGTACAAAAGCCCCTGTGGCCTGAGTTCTTTGACCTAGATGCTTTGCTCCGCACCAAGGCCTCCATGCCTGTGTTCCAGTGGAATGCTCAGTATCAGCAGGAACCCACTGCAGAAGAAGCCTCTCTTGTAAAACGTGAGTGGTGGAACACATGGAAAGAAGACAGACCTCCAGCATGCGAATATATTATAATGTCACTTGATGCTGCGGCAGAAACTCACAACAGGGCAGACTATACGGCTCTGACAACTTGGGGGGTCTTCTTAAATGAACATGATGGTAATTATAATATTATCTTGTTAAACAGCATAAAAAAGCGTATGGAGTTTCCAGAACTAAAAGAAATGGCTATGTCAGAGTATTCCATATGGGAGCCCGATGCGTTTATAGTTGAAAAGAAAAACTCGGGAACAGCCCTGTATCAGGAGATGAGAAGAATGGGAC